GGGACGGGCTACGCGTCCGCCCCCACCGTCACCGTGGCCGCCCCTTCCCTTCCCGGTGGCGTCACCGCCACGGCGGTTGCCACGGTGGCCGCAGCCGCCGTCACCAGCATCACCGTGACCGACGGGGGCAGCGGCTACACCAGCGCCCCTACGGTGACGATTTCAACGGGGTCGGGCGGAAACCTTGCCACGGCGACGGCCAACGTCCATGTGCCGCCGCAGGGCTTGAAGCTCATCAAGAACTTCACCAACCGCCTCTTTGCCGTGGGAACGGGCAGTAACCGCAACACGCTCTACGCCTCCGACATCCTCGACCCCGCCGTTTTCAAGGCCGTCAACTCGGTTGTGGTGGGCGGGGATGACGGCGAGGACATCACGGCCATCCAGCCCTACTACGGTTTTCAGATCCTTGTCTTCAAGCCCACCAAGATTTACCTGGTCGAGTGCGACCCGGCGGCCAGCACGGCGGCAAGCTGGACAATCCAGGTGGTCTCCGACCGCATCGGCACGGTGGCGGGGAGAAGTGTCAGCTTCGTCAACAAGGACGTGTTCTTTCTGTCCGCCGACGGGATCAGGACGTTGTCGCGTTCCGTGGCCGATGACTTTACCACCGTGGGCCTGCCGGTCTCCGAACCCGTCAAGGACATCATTGCAAGGCTCAACCGAAACTACTACTCCACCATCAACGCGGCCTTCCACGACAACCGCTATTTGCTGGCCCTGCCCCTGGACTCGGCCATCGCCCCGTCCCACCTGCTTGTTTACAATGCGCTTTTCAACAGCTTTGAGGGGCTTTGGACAATCCCGGCCACCCGCATGATTGAGACCAACTTTTCAAGCGGGTTTACCACCAACGGTGTCAAGCTGGCCATCGGGGATAACAACGGGAAGGTCGGGCATAGTTTTGACTATAAAGACGACGAGGAGGACGCGGACAGCGATTACCGGGATCACTCGACCGACTACACCAGCCGCGTGACGACCAAGGCTTACGACTTTGACGATAAACTTTCCCTCAAATACGGCTCGCACTATGAGCTGGAATTTTTCGATAGCACGTCCACCGCCGACATCCTGATGCGCCGGGACGGCGACACCAACGATGTGACGCTGGGGACGGGCTTTGACACCTCCCAAGGCGGCACCCTCACCCTGCCTCTGACCCTTCCGGCAACGCTATCCAGCGTGACCACCAAGCGCAGGGCGGACAGCCTGAGAAGCTACCAAAAGTGGCGAAACATCCGCTTTAAGATCCAAGCCACCAGCAAGCGCCTTTCCCTTCGCTCCATCCTGGTGGCGGCCAACCCAGACACCATCGAAGTCCAAAAGAACATATCATGACGGCGGTGGAGTACCTGGAGGAAAGCGGGGTGCCGGAAAGCCGGTGGGGCAACTTTAGGCAGTGGTTTAACTGGTTTGAGGAGCGTGGGCTGGTGGGGGTGGTCAGCCGTAAGGAAGACAACGAGATTTGCGGGGTGGCTCTGGCAAGGTGCCTGCCCAGCGGTGCCGCCCCCAGCCACTACTGGCATGAGGAGAGCGGGGACGACGTCTTTATCGACCTGACCGTCTGCGGACTTGCCGACCCTGCGGGTGGTGCTAGTAGTGACAGAGAACACGGTAGTCGTTCCAAAGACTACCTTAAGAGCCTGCTGGTTATCCTTTTCGACCGATTCGGGCGGCGCAGGACGCTCAACTTTAACCGCAACGGACTAAGGAGATCCTACGATTACGACAAATTTATGAGAAAGGCTTTACTCTAATGGGCGGCGGGCCATCCATTCCGGCTCCTCCTCCCCCGCCCGATCCGATGCGGGCGGCGGAGGCTAACCTGAAATTTTACCGGGAAAGCCTGGATGCCTATATCGAGAAATCCCCGGCCATGGCCGAGACGGAAAACAAGCTACGCATCAAATATATGCCCGCCCAGAGGCAACTGGAGCGCCAGCTTTCCGCCCTTGACCAGCGGGCTTCGGTGGAGACCGGCCTGCAACTGGAACGCCAATATGGCGGCCAACGCACGTTGGAGGGTTTACGCAGACAGTATGAAACCAGCCCTGCCGCTTTCGCGCTTAACCGTGGACTAGGCGACCAGATGACTAGGCAGTTTGAACAGCTTTACGGCCAGAACCCCTACGGGTCGGTTCCGCTCAACGTGGCCTTCGCCCCGACCCGTCCGCCCGTGGACTATATCGGCACGATTGGAACTGGGATAGCCCAGCCGTCATTGGAGGCTTGATGAGCAGCAGAACTCAGCGAATGATTGACAGGTCTGTGGCTGGAGCCAACGCCGCAGCAGCAGCAGCCAATCAGCGTGCCGCAGCCGCAGAGGCTGCCGCAGCCGCAGCCCGCACCTATGCCGACGAGCAGATCAAGGCGCTGACCGCCCGCTATGAGGAACAACTTTCCCAAGACCGCACCTTTACATCCCTAGCCGACCAGATCCGTGGCCTGACCGCCGGTGGCAGAATGACCCAGGGCGCGGCCTTCAATACGGCCTTGGCCAACCTAAACGCCAACCGCAACTACGGCACAAGCGACATCGGCTCCAAGCTCAATTTCCAGGTCTCCGACCAGCAGATCATCGACGATTTCAACACCTCCAAGCTCGCCCGCCTAAACCGCGTGGTCGAGGATGGCAACACCCAGATCACCGGGATTGGCGAGCGGCTGGCCACGGCCAACACGCTATTGTCCTCGCTGCCCTCCGGCGACCCGCGCCGCACCTCAAGCGAGGCGTACATCAAGGAACTGCAGGGCGACCTTAAAAGCGTGCAGGAGGCGGTCGCCTCGGCGCAGAAGCAGGTCACGGATTTCAAGCCCTTGACCGCCATTGAGGCCGACGGGTTAAAGGAGATCACCTCTTTCCGCGAGTTTGCCAAACTGCCCGAAGAGCGGGCCTCCGACCAGCTACGCCAGATTGATCCCGAAGCCTACCAGACCGCCATCGGCCTGGGTCAACGTTACCGCGAAATGGCAACCGGGGCGTTGCCCGAAACGACCGACCCGCGCACCGAAGAACTGCGGGGGGCGATTGAGGATGAGGCATTAAACCAGCTTCGCCTTGGCTCGACCTTGGATCAAGAAGTCCGGCGCAACGTCGAACAAGGCGTGCGGGCGGCACAGACGGCCAGAGGGAACATTTTTGGCGTAGGCCCAGCGACCGAGGAAGCCATGCAGACCGGCCTTGCCGGGGAGCAACGCAAGCTCGCCCGCTACGGAGCCGCCGCCCAATTCCTTGGCTCCGGCATGACCCGTGGTGATGCGCTGCGCGACAATATCGCCTTCCGCGACACGCTGCTTCAGAACCGGCTTGGGCAGGCGGCCAACTTCATTGCGGGCGGGCCTTCCATCGGCAACCTCGCCCAAGCCAGAACCACCCAGCAACAAAACGCCTTCGCCAACTACATCAACGCCAACCAGGCCAATCCTGGGCAGTTTAACCCGCAGACCATCCAGAATCCGTTTTACCAGACCACCAACCCGCAGATCCCCGTTGACCTCACCCAGACGGCAGCCTCGATCTACAACACCATGCAGAACGCCCAAGCGTCGATGTACGGCAGCCAGGTGGGGGCGATTGCGAGCAGCTACCGCAGTCCGGCGCAAGCCTTTGGAAGCATCGCTGGTGGGGTTGGAAGCATTTTTGGATCGCTGTTCCCGAAAGGATTTTAGTTTATGGCCGAAATGGACGAAGATTTGGTGGAAAGTATTAGGCAAAAGAATCTCGACCAGCGGGCGGCCATGGTCACGGAAGACCCCGCCGACCCGATGCGGGGTACTCTTCGCGGATTCTTTGGAAGCCTAACTGGCGAAAGGCAAGCCAACGTGGCTGCCGCCAGAGCCGCGCTTGAAGCCGAGCAATCCAGAAATCTTCAGATGCAAGGTATGCGCGATGAGATCACCGCAAGAACAGTGGCGGAGAAACGCTTTGAGGCCGAATACCCAGACCTCGATGTTAAAATCGGGGGCGAAACCTACAACATCCGAAAGCTCGCCCAATCCAATCCAGACCTAGCCAAGCGACTCAGCACCTTTGCCATGACCCGTGCCGAAAAAAACGCACAGGTTGAAATGCTGAAGGCCGATGCGGACGAGAAAGCGGCGCTGGCCAAGATCGCCTCAATGGAATCAAAGATACGGGAAGAGCAAAACAAGAAGCCCTTGCAGCTTGGGCCAATCTCTTTTGGCGGCCCCAACCAGAAAGTCATAGACGAGCAAAAGCGCCAGATTGAGTCCACCTCCCAGGAGTACGGCATCCCGCTAGGCTCGGAACCCGAAGGAGCAGAACCCGCCCCGGCAAACCAGACGGGCGCAGCATCGACATGGCTACGCTCAAGGCTGAAGTAACCGATCAGGAC